GTAACGATACCCCTTTCAATTGCTATTTGGGAGTTCATCGGAATTGTTGGAAATAGTGTGTTAATCTTCTTTTTAGTGAAGATGTCAAATAAACCCATATTATTAGAATTTAAACAAAGTTAATATTTTTATATTAAAAAACCGATACTGCGAACTTTGGTTTGGTTAAGTGAGTAAATACTGCATACCTTGAAGCATCTAAAGCATCATCATTTGCTTTGACAGGTTCTTCAATTACATTATCATTTTTATCCTTTTTCCATTTGTAAGACATAAATTCCCTTTTAAGATTTTGACTATGGAAATGTATGTTTATAGGATAAGATTTCATTTTTACTATTCCTGCCCATACATCTTTTTGAGCAGGTTTAATATTAAATCCTTGTCGGTAAAGTTCCTCTATTGATTTTGGTTCTGCTGCATCTGCGTAGATTGTTGCTCGTTCAGGCACTTTCTCTTTTATCAATCTTGTTAGGTCGGATAATGTAAGTCCACTTTGATAAATAATTTCCTCAAAGTAGTTTTCCCCTTCGTGATGCGTAACCTTTATGAGTGCAGCTGGATGCACATAACCAAAGTCAAGCCCATAGAATACATCTCCTTCGGGTGCAGTGTCGTATTGCTTCCATTGTGTGTAAATAAGTTCTTTTGCTGCACCTCGTTCTCCTAATCCGTAAACCTTCCACATAAAGTCATCAGGTAGGTTTTTATACTGTTCAATGTTTTTTATTTGTGATTCGGATAGGTTTGGCAGGTTATTTAGGTAGGTAGAATGAATGCGTTTGTTTTCAGGATTGTCGGCTATCTCGTAAACCCAATTAACAAAGTCAGCAGGATTCCAGTCAAGAAATACCTTGCCTGTGGTTCGCATTAGTAATTGGTCGTATAAAGTTCTTTTGATTAAATTGGCTTCGTTTATGAATAGAACATCCCTTGCTGGTCCTCTAGCCTTGCTTTCATCTTCTAATCCAAACAGTTCAATGTAAGACCCATTTGGATAAGTGTATATAAAATCGGAAAAGCTAAAGTCATTGTCTTGCCATAAACCCCAATTCTCCATTATGGATTTAAAATCCCTATAAACTCCACGCTTGATATGTGGAAGGGAATGCGATACAATTGAAATCCTTGTCTTTGGATTGTTATAGGCTATCTCAATTAGTAACTGAACAATGGAATAAGACTTTGAACTCCTTGTGCCACCTTCATTGCAAATGACAGGATAGCTGCCTTCATACGCTCTTTTGTTGGCAAAGAATACTGGTGTTGCATTAATCTTCAATTGGTTTGCATCGCTCATCTTGTTGTATTACTATTTGAACGCTACCTTGAATGTTTGCGTTAATGTCGGTTGTTTGTTTTGCTCTGCCTTCTAGTCGGTCAAGTATTTCCTGATATGCACGGATGTCGGATTTCATTGCCTTTGCAATTATCTTCATATCTAACTGTTCAGCTATTGTAAACTCCTCATCTTCTCCTGTAACGGGGTTACGCACTTTAGTAACAAGTTCAAGTAAACGGAGTAAACGAGTTCTTGAATTAGGTACTCCTTTAGGTCTGCCATTAGGGTTTGCATTGTTCCCTTTTTGGAATGGGGTTAAGTTTTGTTCATTTGCCATAATCTCACGATTGTTTCACGATTCTTACAAAGTTACACCACAATTCGGACAAGTCGCACCACCGATGGCATTGTCCTTTGGTTGTTCTATATCATTTGCGAATGCTGGTATATCTAATCCCCAATTATCTAAATCTTCAATGTTCCATTCGTTTGCCAAAGCATCCCATTCCCATTCACCATAGCCAACATTATCTTTCACTATAAATTCTTTCTTTTGTGCTTCGCTTAAATTGTTTGCGTGAATTACTGGAACATCGGTAAGCCCAGCTTCAATACACGCTTTTAATCTCATATTTCCACCTAATACCATATTATTTTCATCAATTACAATTGGTCGGAGTTCAAGCATTTGGGGGAAATCTTGGATTGACTTAACCAGTTGTTTAAACTTATGATCCTTTATAATTCTAGGATTGTTTGGGTTTGGTTTGATTTCGTTGATTAACATTATCGGTTCTTAGTTGGTGTTCTTATAGATGCTGATTTAACAACATTATTTATAATTAGATTATTGTAGCCAATTTCTTTTTTACATTTGCATTTGATGGTGTGTTCCTTTATGGAACTTTGCCAAACATAGTCCTCAATAATTATTCCACATTTGCACTTGTATTCTCTTTTACAAAATGTATCTTTCATTATCCTTGTCTATTGTATGGTTTTGTTGGTTTGTCTTTTGGTCCGTTACTTTTTTTGTACTTACCTTTTTTTCTTGTGCCGAAGTTTACCTTCCCAGCTGCGTTAAGTTTCGCCATTATTTATACTTTTCTATTAGTTCGTTTAATTCAGTCCTTGACCATTTCTTTATGAGCCTGTGTTGGCTTTCAAGGTGTAATACCATTCGTTCGCCTATTTTATCAATTAGGTTTCTGCGATAGCCTATTAGGTGAAATTGGTCAAATCCATTGCAAGATTTACATTCTCCGTTTACATTGTACTCATCAAACCTTAATGCTGAACTCCCCTTAACAGGAACATAATGACCAGCATCCATACTTTCATAATCTCTAACCTGACCGCAACTAATACAAGTAAAATATCCATCTTGACTATCTCTAGTCCTAATGTATCGGTTAAATATTTGTTGAGCCTTTGCCGTTAATCTTGGGATTGATTGTAAAGCCATAATGCAAAATTAGGGTTTTATAGTACGAAAAACAACTATTCGGTCTTTGTGGGTAAATCGTTTCTTATTGACTGGGTTTAAGGATTGTTTTATTTGGTATTCATTTACTCCTGTTATTCTTTTTGCGTAGGATATTGATTTAAATATTATTTCTTGTTTATTGTCTAGGTATATCATTCTCACAGGTTGTGCGTTTTCTGCTCCATTCATATAGTCGTTTTATTTCGTAGTATAGGTCAAATGTTGCCAATATTATTATAGCAAGTATAAAGCCTATAAATATCCTCGTGAATTCAATTGTTAGTTTAAACAGTTCTTTCATAATTGGTTGTTAAAGTGCATCATTAAAGAATACTTTTTACATTGTTGCCTCATTGTTTCCTCATCAATTAGCATATCATCAGGTTTCTTTGATTGTGCTAAAAATATTGCCCTTACTTTGGCTTTAATCATTTCCCCTTGATCCTTTGATATTTTAATTTGTTTACGCTTCCATAAGTAATCAAATACTTGATGGTTTAAGAACTTCCAATTCTTTTGTTCCGATTTGATCCAGTATTCTTGCTCATCCTTGATGGCTTGTTCCTCATCTATTTGCATAGGTAATTGTTTTATTTCTTGTGGTTCAATCTTGTTTCTAACTTGTATGGCTATCTTTTTATAACTTGACATTACCTCACCAATTAGTTTAGGGTTAAAGTTTATATGATTCCCAACTGTTAACTTATCCTCTGCGTAAAGTTTAAATGCAACTCCTAATTCCTTTAGCTTGTATTGTCCATAAGTTTCTATAACAAACTGGACACAAAATTCAAATATCTCCTGTGATGGTATTTGTGTTCCACTTAATGCAAGACAAGTCTTTAAATGCTCTTTTACCTCAATATGTGAACATTTGCCTATTTGCATTGTTTTTAATGCTTCAGCAACTTTTAACTCATCTTTATCAAAGGTTTTTAAGTTTAATGAATTCTCTTTCAGCGTAGGAAAGTTTGTTGCTGCTGGGATTAGTTCGGTTAATGATTTCATCGTTCCAAGATTTGTTGTTTAAGAATGTTTCAGGGTTTTTACGGAATTGTTTGTCAGGTACTGATATTTTGTAAAGGTCAATATAATTCATTGCATCTTGCCTTTCTTGGTCGGATAATTTATCCCATTTAGATTTTAACTTTTTCTTATCTCCTATTTTTTTATCGTATTCGTTCCAATAGTATTCAAAATCTATATTTATATCTTTATTTACATTTACATTTTCATCTTCCATATGTGAGGTCATATGACCTATCGTATGTTGGTTATTACCTTTAATATTATTCCTTCTTGATTGAGAAAATGCCGTTCTACGCTCTTTTTCAAGGTCTAAACGAGCATTATACCATAAACCATCTTGATCCTGGATAAACTTACATTTAATTGATTCCCATAATTGACCTACTTGTTGACCTATCATATGTGAGGTCATATGACCTCTATTAAATTGTGTCATTAAAAGTTCTATGTATGCACCTTTTTCCTCAAAAGTCATACCCATTGTTCCACCTATGTAATCATTAGGATAAAACAAAAATGCTGGGTCTTTAGCCATAAAATAAAATAGCCCCATTGAATCCCTACCAGTCGGATTGGTAGTTCATCGCAAGGGCAATAAGTTCTTAATGAGTATCCGACACTCAATGTAAAAATACTAAAGATTTACCATATCCTCAAAACTTTGTATGGATTTAAAAATCCCATAAGCAACCTGTGGAACTATTGCGTTTCCGTATGCTTTTATTGATTCATTTCTCCATTTAGGAAAGGTAATAGAGTCCAATTCTCTGGGAATCCCATCATCTCCTCCACAAATAGGGGATTTAGTTGGGAAGTTGATGAAGTTATTCTCTTTATTGTGTCTGGAAGAGCTTCCCCATATTTTTGTGTCTTGCCTGTGATTGTCGTTCTCAATCCTGGTTTCGTGCAACCTTTTATGTCCCTTTGGTTCGGAGTTGGTAACATTTTCGCTTTGGCTAATTGACCTAATGTTATCCCATAATTTGTTCCTGTCGTATGACTTTTGTTTTTCAATATTCCATTCTCTATTGTCGTTTCCCTTGCATGATCGCATCTCGTTGTTGGTGTTGGCAATAATCCCATCACTTGTGTTGCTAAATTTGGCATCTTTGTTCCGTTGGAAAATTTCTCCATTCTCTTTTGAAACTTCTTTACATCTTTTACCTCTTCCTTTGTCGTTGGAGTAAGCAATAAACCAAATCCTTTGTCGTTGGTGCGGTGCGTTGACACTTGCAGCTGGAATAAGAAACGGCTGGACTTCATATCCTTCCCTTTCCAAGTCATCACACACCTCGTGGAATACCAGTCCCCCATTCCAACTAACAAGTCCACGAACATTCTCGCCAATAACCCATTTGGGTTTGACTTCTTTAATGCAGCGTAACATATGTGGAAAGAGATGTCTTTCATCGGCTTTCCCAAGTCTTTTTCCTGCCATTGAGTATGGTTGGCAAGGGAATCCTCCTGTAAGAATATCAATCTGCCCTGCGTGTAATGAGAAATCGGTTTTTGTAATGTCATTGTAAGATTTTGAATTTGGGAAATGGTGTGATAAAACTTTTTGACCAAATGGATTCCATTCACAATGGAAAATATTTTCCCATCCCATCCAGTCTGCTGCAAGATCAAACCCACCTATTCCGCTAAATAATGATGCGTGTGTCATTTAATTGAATATTGTGCAATCTGCTTGTTATTCTCCAGCTTGATTGTGTTAGTTACAATATTCATTCCTTCATTCCTTAAATCTGCTATTCGTGCTGCTAATCTAAAGCATCCAAATTTGTTTAAGGCATCAATTGGGGTTAGCTTTTTACCTTTATTTAGATAGTCAGCTATTTGTTTGTTTTGGCTCATTTGTTAAAGTTTTGTTATAATTAAAAAGGTAAATCTTCAGCATCTTCTAATTCTTGTTTGTTTTGGGCAAACTCTTTTTTAGCTTCCCATACATACTCCTTTCCATTTCCGCAATATTCCTTTTTGGCTTTCTCTGCTCTTTCAGTTGCGGTTTGTCCATTGTAAACTGTGTGTGTGTTTTCAAACTTATCTAACTCTTTACGTTTCTCTACAACTATTGTTGCATAAGAATTTCCGTTTTTGTGTGCAGTAAATTTGATGTCCTCTTTTTTAATGTTTAATACAATCATTGTTTTTAATTTAAGTGTTTATTAATTTGTTCTTGTTCTATTTGATTTTCAGTTTGCCTGTCTTGTTCCAGTTCATTTTCATCTAAATCATAATGATCTAAACAATCAGGGGTTTTAGATTTAAAATACTTTAATTCCTCTTTTTTAATATCTAAAGCCAATCGCAACGCTACTCTTAATGTTTGTAAAACATAATTTTCTTTACTTAAGGTTGTGGCTTCAATTTTAGTGATTGAATCATTTAATTGTCCAATCATTAAGTCAATGCTAGGAAATTCATTCATATTTTTATATTTTTCTTTTTTGATTTTTAATATCCATTGTTCCTAATGCATATTTAGTATTAATTTCTAATGATTCTAATTTTATGATATTTTCTTTACTTATTTTTGGCATTTCATATAATTGTCTCATATAATGTCCGTTCATTCTTAAAGAATCTCCAATATCATTACTTATTGCCCCATCTTCACGAATAAACCCTTTTTGTTTGCTTTGCATATCTACAACTGAAATACCACTTTGAATGTTGCCTTTTGCCACTTCTAACATAAGGCATCTTAATTCGTATTCATTTAAAATGAATTTACTAGCTACCTTAAATTTCGGTGGTTTAATCTTTGGAAACATTGTTCTATTAATATTAATTTTCATAGTTTTCGTATTGTTCAGTCCAATCATTCATTCTTACAAATGGTTTTGGCTGGGTTAATAATGGGGTTAACATTTCAGGATAGTGTTTTGCCTTGTATTCCTTTAGTTTTGCCCTTGCTTTTCTGATCTCGGTTAAATATTCATTTTTCCAAAATCTATGGCAAGATTCAAACTTCCACTCATAATAAGAAATATTATCCCTTAATTTTTCAAGTTTACTGTCTATCATAAAGTTGATTGTTTGGTTTTAAATATTTCTTTTAATTCAGGGCTATTGTTTACTAAATCCATATTGCAAGAATATAGCGTTTTTAACTCCGTTTTTGATACGCAAAGGTCAACGGCTAACTCTACATCCAATTCAGTAAGATGTGCCTTTAAATAGGCTGATTCATCTGCTTGTTGCATTTCCTCGCTGGTGTATATTCCTGACAAATCCTGTGGGTATGCTTTTCTCAAAGCTAATGCCTCTGCAACCTTCTGCAACATTATATGTGGCTTTGCCCATAAACCCATCGGTTTACCCTCTTTATCAAATTGGCAATACTCGGACAAATAAGCAACTCCAACGGCTGCTTCAAAGCGGATATCATTGTGAAACCTAAATACTGAAATCTTACAGGAGATTAAATTTCCTTCTGCATCGTAAGTAAAAATAGGCTCGGATTGTCCACCATAATTCCCTGATCTCTCCGCTATAACACGGAAACCATCAATGGATGTTTGGATTGACATTTTCTTACCACCTTTTGACCAGCGGTGAATACAATAAATCTGCCTTGTTAGTGGGTCTAATCCTGTGCGTTTGCACTGGTAAAGAAATAGTTTTAACTCATCTTGAGTAGCTTCAGGAGCAATTTGAGATTTTATTAGTTCCAACTGCTCCTTGTTGAAATCTAACTTTTGTAAATTGTTGTTCATAACTAATGGTTTAGGATGTGAAATTAAT